TCCGTCTGGGTTTGTTGGGAATATGTAAAAGTTTACTGTATCGTAGCCCGACAACGGTAATTCTGCTTCGGCTTGCACCAAGATAGCATCGTTGATTGCAAGATCTTTGGGACGAGTACTGGCTTCAGTTTCGACTGTGTCGCACTCTTTACTGATCCAAAAGTTGGTATCAGTGATGTCTATGCCAACAGGTACACCTTGTAAGGCACGATAATGTTGATCTCCGGCCAGCACAACAGATCCCACAGGATAGTAATTTCCAGAATCCCAAATGGCATTGTTATCCAAGCAGGCATTCACAATGTCTTGATACTCTTGACTATTGGTCATGGGTGTAGCTTTCACACGCCACAGGTGCGGTAACCAGGTTTGGCTGAATCCTTCGCTGGCAAAGCTGGCATCTTGTATTACATAAAATCTTGGCAAAGGAGGTGTTGCAGGATTCAGTGGATTCCAGTCTTTGAGATTGGGAAATTCCAGCACGTCACCGCTCATTAACTTGCGCTGAAAGGTATCTATCATGTCGTTATAATGGAAAGTGATAAACAGCGTATCGTTGTTTAAAAATAATCCAAACTGCATTAGATCAAAATCAACATCCTGTTGGCGATAAACGCCGCGCATGCGATAAATGTCAGCATCGTATGATCGATCTCGAATTTCGCCCAACAGCAAATCTTCTACAAAAAGAGGACTACTTTCGGCATAGTTGGGCTGAGTAGCATCACCATTAACTCCAGTAGTTGTGGAATTGTCAGCAGTGGGTTTTGGTCCCAGATACTTGTGGACAAAAATGTCAAGTCCGCCAACAGTAAACATCTCTGAAATTGTACGATCAAAGAAGCGATAATCGTTGGTCTTGTTGGGTCTGTATAGGCTTAGGCGTGGCATGATCTAGTATTTAGTTGGAGTTAGAAACGGTTGACCTGCTGTACATTTGCTGCTATAATGCTATATAATCATAAATCCCAAAAGGAACACAATGAAATCTTCTTCCCAAAAAGCCATTAAATCCATGACACCGCGTAGTCTTGACGTCGGCACAGGACCTGAACCAGATTGGAAACAGCAGCCCGAAGACGACTACAGAAAAAGCCGCTTGACTACCATGTTCAATTGGTACAATTATTATTATGGCAAGAAAGAAGCAAGAGATTGCATCATCGATTGGTTGAGCCGCACAGGCCGTACAGCAGAAGCCAAGGACTTTGCTCGGGTTCCTGAAAATGCAGTGACAAGAATGGGCATTGGTTGGTTATGTAGGGCCAACTTGTTGGGGTTGCAGTTGTTGGAGTCTGAACTAACTGCAATCAATGCTGCCATTGCTGATTATATCGAAGCACATCGCCGTGTCAAAGCTGTGGTTGAAACTGCAGAAGCAGCAGTCGTACGTCCCAACATACAAGATCGTCTGCGTGAGAAATTGGTAGAAACAGCCGGTGAGCTGGAAGGCATGTATGATGACATGATTTGCTCTGGTGCCAAGATGTCGGCCAATTACAAGCCTGTCAGCTTGTTTCGCAGCATGAATGTGGCACCACAAATGATTAACGAAATTGCTACACAATGGAAAGTACGGTTGACTGAATTAGAAGAAGTTGCTAAAGGAAAGGACTCTGATTTAGCAGAAGGCTACGGACAGTTTGGTAAGTTGCAAGTGCGTAATCTGATCAAGTTTGCAGAAACAGTGATAGCAGACTGCGGCGCTTATGTGCAGATCAAGAAAGTTGAACGCAAACCACGTGCCAAAAAAACAGTACCAGTTGAACGTGTGGTAGCCAAGTTTAAATATCTACGAGAGTTTGTTGAACTTAAACTAAACAGCGAATCGGCTACAAAACTTGTAGGTGCTACTGAAGCCTGGCTATACGACACTGCCAAACGAAAATTAATTTATGTAGTTGCTGACACACATGTGGGTAGTCTCACTGTCAAGGGTTCTAGTATTATTGGATTCGACACTGCAGCCAGTCTGCAAAAAACACTACGCAAACCAGCAGAGCAAATCAAAAGCATTATGAGCGTAGGCAAGCCTGCTGCCAGAAAAGCGTTTAAAGAAATCAAAGCAACAGAAGTAAAATTCAACGGTCGCAGCAACGATAATTTGATCATATTAAAGTGTTACTAAATAGTGCATGTTTAGTATACCCGACGATGATTCCGAAGATCCCCGTATCCGCATCCCTAATATCGAATTTTATATAACAAACGTTTGCAATTTGACCTGCTCAAATTGCAATCGTTTTAATAATCACGACTTTGCAGGTTGGCAAAAATGGTCGGATGTTGAGCCGTTGTACGAAGAATGGGCCCAGCATGTTAGATTACAGCGTATTGCTATACTAGGCGGCGAGCCGTTGCTGAATCCCACCATATGCGAATGGGTATCAGGAATTAATCGGTTATGGGGTAAACCAGTAAACCTGCTGACCAATGGTACTCGACTAAATCATGTTGCTGGCTTATACGAAGCTATAAATCAAAATCCAGACATAAAAAATCCTAGTGCAAAAAATTGGATTGGCGTAAGTCTACACAATCCCAACGATAGAGACCGCTGCTTCGAAGAAATACGCAAGTTTCTACAAGGTAATATCACGTACTACCATAAAACAGATCCTGCCAACACCGACAATGCTTGGACCTACGGCGGTGATCATGCATTTGTTGACAGCAACGGTGTACGAGTCTGCGTCTGGGAATACAATGCATTTTATACCTCAGCAGTGCAGCGAACTCCATTAGGACAATTTACTTTGTACAACAGTGACCCGGTGCAGGCCCATGAGATTTGTGGATTTGTTAGATTTAAATCCTATCATTTCATACGCGGTGCATTGTATAAATGTGGCCCTGTGGCACTCTTTCCGGAATTTGATCAGCAGAATCGTTTTGATATCAACGATGAGGATCGGGTGTTGTTAAACAGTTATCGCCCATTGCGTGCTCATGAATTTACCGAAAGAGGACGAGAGTTCTTAGACCATATCAACGACGTTATCCCGCAGTGTAAATTTTGTCCTCAACAGCATGAAGTAATATCTGATTTAAAAGCAGTAAACAAAAAAGCCAATTCGATTAGTGGATTTACCACAATTTTGCACACCCAAATTGACAGAGACATTGATTAAATGCTGATGAGCTGTCTGCTTGAATAACAAATAAATAAAGTCAAGGAGCCACAAATGGCAGACCAAACTCTAGATCCACTTAAAAAACAACTGATTGATTATGTACAACTCCAGCTAGGTAGTCAAATCATTGACGTTGAATTAGATCCTGCTCATTATGAAGCAGCATACCAGCGTACAATTGGCACCTATCGTCAGCGTAGTCAAAATGCCTACGAAGAAAGCTACAGTTTTATGCAGTTGCTGGACAATGTAAACGAATACACTTTGCCACAAGAAGTTACCCAAGTTCGGCAGATTTTTCGACGCACAATCGGACTCAGCACCGGCGGCAGTGCCAGCAGCTTTGATCCATTTGGTGCTGCCACTTTAAACGTGTATCTGCTAAACTTTAATCAGTCGGGTGGTAGTTTGGCCACATACGACTTCTATCAACAGTATGTTGAACTAGCAGCCAGAATGTTTGGCGGCTATATCAATTACACATTCAATCCTGTTACCAAAAAGCTGCAACTGATCCGTGATCCCAAAGGCACCGGAGAAGTTGTTTTACTTTGGACTTATAACCTGCGTCCAGAAATTGTGCTTCTAAGTGATTACCAGATCAGTCAATGGATTCGCGACTACATGGTGGGTGCTTGTAAATATATCATTGGTGAAGCCCGTGAAAAGTTTGGAACCATTGCTGGTCCGCAAGGTGGCGGCACACTTAACGGTGCTGCCATGAAGTCGGAAGGTCAAGCAATGATGGATAGATGTGTCGAAGACCTCAAGTTATATGTGGACGGATCGCAACCTTTGACCTTGGTAATCGGCTAATATCATGTAGACATATACATCAAGTCCTGCTATAATACAGCATGGACTTGATGATCGACATTGAAGGCTTGGGAACGGGCCCAGACACTACTATTCTAACTATTGCTGCTCAGGCATTTGACCCCTTGGGCACAGGTTATTACGATCAATATTACTACGCTCGCATCACTCTAGAAAGCCAAGAGTCTCGCAGTATTCAACAAAGCACAATAGATTGGTGGGCAACCCAGCCTGCTCATGCTCGAGACGAAGCGTTCGGTGAATCCGATCGTTTACCGTTGGATCAGGCACTAGACGAGTTAGGACGATTGATCTGGCATAGTAAGCGTATCTGGGCCCAAGGGCCCACGTATGACATGAATATTTTAGAACATGCTTACAAAAGTTATAACAAGCCTATTCCTTGGCAGTTTTACTCAGTGCGTGACAGCCGCACACTCTGCAGTGTATGGCCTGATCGTCCCAAGCCCCCGACCACACACCATGCACTAGAGGATTGTCGCAAGCAGATTGATCTAGTGCAAGCAACACTTAGACATTTGAACGTTAAGGAACTATCTTGATCATTGGAATTTGCGGCCTGATTGGTTCGGGCAAAGACACTGTGGCTGACTACCTGGTAAACGTACACGGCTTTAGGCGTGAAAGCTTTGCTGGCACTTTAAAAGATGCTGTAGCTGCTGTGTTTGACTGGGATCGTACCTTGTTGGAAGGACGTACCAGAGCCTCCAGAGAGTGGCGCGAGCAGCGTGATGAATGGTGGAGCCGCCGTTTGGGACAAGACATTACACCACGCTGGGTTCTACAATACTGGGGCACAGAAGTCATGCGCCGAGGATTTCACGACGATATTTGGATAGCCAGTATCGAAAACAAAATACGCAACAGCAGCGACAACGTGGTGTTAAGTGACTGCCGTTTCCCCAATGAAATTGCCAGTATTCGCAACGCTGGTGGGCACATTGTGCGCACTTGTCGTGGACCAGATCCCGAATGGTTTCATGCTGCCGAAGTGGTAAATCGTGGTCCTACACTGAACTTGTCCTGGGCCAGTAATCGATCTGTACTGGATAACTTCAAGGTGCATGCCAGCGAAACTGCCTGGGTAGGAACTGATTTTGACCATGTGTTGGACAATAACGGAACCATGGATCAACTGTATGCTCAAGTTGACAAGATTGTCAAAAATCAGGAGTAATATCACCTGCACGCCAAGGCAGTTCTAAGCGAACAATTTCAGCAATACAGTTCAAGCACACTGTTTTTAAATTGCGTGTCTCGCAGTTGTTCAAATCTCCATCCACGTGATACACAGTCAACTGAGTATGATGTCTAGCCCGAAACCCACATCTATCACATGTGGGTTTTTTCTTGTAGCCGGCTGTCAGCCACCTGGGCCTGACTGGCTTGATCTTTTTGTCTTGCCTAATACACACGTTACAACGACTGCGATAGTACAGTTTTTCACGGTGATAGCCATTTATGGCAGCGGGATTTTTGTTGCAAACCTTGCATAGCGGTCTCATACGACTATTTAGTAATTAGACCTTAATTAAGGTAGCCATAACTGGTGACTTTTTGTCGTAACGAATAAATATCATTAACCCATTTAAAAGGATAACATTATGGCACTAGTATCCCCCGGCGTAGAAGTAACCATCATTGATGAGTCCAGCTATCTACCAGCAGGTACAAATTCAGTACCTTATATTTTGCTGGCAACAGCACAAGACAAAATTTCTGGTACAGGTGTCACTGTTGCTCCTGGCACCACAGTTGAAAATGCTGACAAAGTGTATTTAATTACCAGTCAGCGTGATCTTGCTGCAACATTTGGTAACCCTTTCTTTTACAAGACAACAAACGGTACACCAATCAACGGATATGAACTCAACGAATACGGATTGCTTGCTGCACATTCAGTTTTGGGTATCAGCAATCGTGCATATATTCAACGTGCAAACATAGACTTGGCAGAATTGACAGCTACTTTGGTACGTCCCACAGGCGCCCCCAACAACGGAACTTGGTGGCTAGATACTTCTCTTACTGCCTGGGGTATCAATCAGTGGAATCAAACAACCGGTGTATTTACTGTAGCAACGCCGTTGGTCATTACTGATACCACTCAGTTGGAATCAGGAATCCCTGCTGCCAGCGTTGGTTCGATCGGACAATATGCTGTTGTTGCAACCAATACTGCTAACCCTGTGTACTACAAAAACACAGCTAACGATTGGGTTCTTGTTGGATCAGATGACTGGAAACTGTCGTGGCCCACAGTGCAAGGCACAGAAAGTGTCACAGGCGCAGTATTGCCACAAGGTACTACACTCATTATTAACGGACTATCTGCAATTGTTCCTACATCCCCCAATAACACGTTAGCTGGGCTTGTCACTGCCATTAACAACCTCAGTATTGATGGTGTCACAGCCCAAGCTGATTCCAGCAATCGTTTAGTTCTTCTTGCTGATAGTTCAGCCGAAGCTGATGGATCAACAGCCGATGGCGGCGCAGTTAATATTGATATCGCAAGTACATCTAATCTGTTGACTGCCTTGGGAATTACAGCCAACACTTATTATGCTCCGGCACTGCAACAAAGTCCTAACTATACTGTTCCTCGTTGGAGAACAACCGATACAGATCCACGTCCAACTGGTTCAGTATGGAACAAAATTACAGCACCAAATCAGGGTGCAAACATTATTGTCAAAGAATACAGCACTGTATTTGGTTCGTTTATTTCTTATCCAGCACCGATATACGAAAATGATCGTAGCGCAAATGCTGCATTAGATCCAGCCGGCGGCGGTAAAAATATTCCAGCTGGTACATTGTACACTGAGTTCGATGTGAGCCCAGAAGTGGTAACAACTGGCTTGAACAACACGTTTACGTTGAAGATTTTTGAACGATTAACAACTGGTGCTACAATTATTTTTGGTGCCACAGTTGATCCAGTATTTGTCAACGGTAATCAATTTACCATTGAAACTACTATAGCCAACAGTACAGCACTGACACCATCAGTAACAGTTACTATAGCAGGCACAACAGCAGCTGATTTTGTTGCTGCAGTTTCTGCAGCAGATGTCCCTAATGTTAGTGCAACTGTGTCGTCAACGGGTCAAATTGTGTTTACACAAAGCATAGGTGGAGATATTGTTCTTCAAAATATAACTGGAACACCTATAACTACAGCTGGATTTACTACTGCAGTAACAGGGGTACGTGTAGCTAAAAATCCAGCAAAACTAGTGTTATCGAACTGGATTCCTCTAGTATATACTGCTAGCCCTGTTGCACCTGACCAAGATCCCGATGACGGACGTTACTGGTACTACTCTGCTACAAATCAAGTTGACATCATGATCAACAGCGGTTCAGCCTGGGTTGGTTACCAAAATCTTTCCAACGATGTGCGCGGTTACAATTTAACACAAACAAACCCAACGGGTCCTATTGTTAGTCCAACTGAACCCTTGTTGCAAACAGATGATACACCATTGGTTTATGGAGACTTGTGGATTAACACTAGCAATCTTGAAATTTACCCTGTTATTAATCGTTGGGAAATTGTAGAAGGTGTGGATCAGTGGGTCGTAGTAGACAATACCGACCAAACAACTTCTGATGGTATCTTGTTTTCAGATGCACGTTGGGCACCAAATGGCACCACAGACCCAATCACTGCTGCGATCCCAACAATTTTGAGCTTGCTGACCAGTAATTATTTGGATATTGATGCTCCTGACGCTACACTGTATGCAGCCGGGACACTGCTGTTTAATACACGCCGCAGCGGATTCAATGTCAAAGAATTCCGTACAAATTACTTCAACGCTTTGAGCTTTGATGTTAATCCGTACGACAACGCAACTGCTTATGCGATAGGCAACAAGGTATTGTACAACGGTTCTATATACGTGGCAATAGCAGCCGGAACAGGCAATCTTCCAACTAATGTGAGTTTTTGGTCACTGTTGGAAACCAATGCATGGGTAACCGCCAGCGGTAATCGCGCAGACGGATCACCCAACATGGGTCGTTTGGCAGTGCGAGCAATTGTGGTAGCTGCACTTAAATCTGCTATTGACGGCCAGGAAACCTTGCGCGAAGAGCAAAATGTGTTTAACTTGATTGCTTGTCCACAGTATCCTGAACTGATCCCCAACATGATTGCACTCAACAACGAGCGTAGTAACACAGGATTCATTGTTGGTGATACTCCCCTGCGTCTTGGACCCGATGGTAATTCATTAGTTGAGTGGGCTACTAACAATGGCGGTCTTGGTGTAGCAGCAGGTGACAGCGTGCCACTAGGCGATCCATATGTTGGTGTGTTCTATCCCAGCTGCCAGACAACTGACTTGTCTGGCAGCATAGTAGTGCAGCCTCCAAGCCACATGATGTTGCGTACAATTGTTCGCAGCGATGAAATTGCGTATCCATGGTTAGCTCCAGCAGGTACACGTCGCGGTCTAATTGACAATGCAGCACAGATTGGTTATGTCAATGCACAAACAGGCGAATTTGTATCTATTGCTACAGGACAGGGTGTACGTGATGTGTTGTACGAAAATCGTATCAACCCAATTACATTCATTCCTGGATCTGGTATTGTCAACTACGGTAACAAGACTGTGGCTAGCAGCCCGAGTGCGTTGGATCGTATCAACGTGGCACGTTTGGTAGCATTTATTCGCTCACGGTTGAATGAAATTGGTAAGACATTTGTGTTTGAGCCAAACGATCAGATTACACGTAACGAAATTACTAATGCTATTACCGGATTGATGACAGATCTAGTAGCCAAGCGAGGTATATACGATTACTTGGTAGTTTGTGATTTGAGCAACAATACTCCAGCACGTATTGATCGTAATGAACTGTATGTCGATATTGCAATTGAACCTGTCAAGGCAGTTGAATTTATCTACATTCCAGTACGACTCAAGAACACCGGTGAAATTGCTGCAGGTAACGTATCAAGTTCTGCTGCAGTTTAATGCAGATAACAGTGTAAAAATGGGGCTTACGAGCCCCATTTTTTTGATCAACTAGATCATAAATAATTGCATATAGGAGAAATACATTATGTCCGTGTCATCACTTTCTAGAATGACGGTGCCGTTGGCAAGCGATCAGTCCAGCCCAACCCAAGGCCTGCTCATGCCCAAGCTCAAGTATCGCTTTCGAGTGACACTTGAAAACTTTGGTGTAAGCACACCCAGAACAGAATTAACTAAACAAGTCATGGACTTCGCGAGACCTTCAGTTTCGTTTGAAGATATCACAATTGACTTGTACAACAGCAAGCTAAAACTTGCAGGCAAACACTCGTGGGAAGATACTACTCTTAACCTGCGTGACGATGCCAGCGGACAAGTTCAACGCTTGGTTGGCGAACAATTGCAAAAGCAATTGGACTTTTTTGAACAAGCATCGGCACGTTCCGCCGGCGATTACAAGTTCCTTACACGTTGCGAAATTCTCGACGGCGGCAACGGTAACTTGGTCCCAACAGTGTTGGAAACTTGGGAATTGTACGGATGCTTCTTGCAAGCAGCCAATTACAATGATTTGAACTATGCCACCAGCGAGCCAGTTACTATTGCACTGACCATTAGATTTGACAATGCACTACAGACTCCGCTTGGTACTGGAGTGGGTACATTTGTTGGTCGAGGTGACAGCGGCGTGGTTTCAACAACCGGACCTGGTTTCCCTGGTTAAACATAAAGATACATGTCATCGTTTGGACAACAGTATATCTCCAATACTTACGGCACGGAAACTCTTAGGGACTATGCACATGCCCCTAAGTTTTTCCGTGCCAATAGTCTTGAATACGTACCGCGTGTCAAGTTTTTATTTCATGTTTACTTTAATCTCAACACAGATCCACAAACTGGTATTCCGGCCTTGCGTAATGTGTTTAGCGAAGATCAAACCACAATTGGTCTGTTAGTAAAAACAATTCAGTTGCCGCAGTTTAACATTGCAACAGAAGTATTGAATCAATACAATCGCAAACGAGTGGTACAGAAAAAAATCGAGTACAATCCTGTACAGGTAGAAATGCACGACGATGGCGGCGATCTGATACGTACACTTTGGTATAATTATTTTTCGTACTATTACAAAGACCCAAACCAACCTTACAATAACGTTTCATCTACCAACGGAGCTGCTGGCGTTGATTCTTCGCAGGCTGCCGGTTTCAGTTACAACAATCGCGATATCTACGTTAACAATCGAACAGTAAACGACTGGGGCTACATTGGCGAAAGTTTCAACGACGGAACCAACGCCGAAAACGGCAAACCAGCCTTTTTCAGAGACATCACAATTTATGGATTCGATCAACACAAATGGGTATCATATGTGCTGGTCAATCCTTTGATCAGCACGTGGAATCACGATACTTACGATTACAGTCAAGATAACGGTGTCATGCAAAACAGCATGACCATTCAGTACGAAACAGTAAAATACTATTCAGGTGCAATCGGCGCAGAACGTCCAGATGTTAATGTAGTTGGCTTTGCTGATCCCGCCACATATGATCAGATCCTCAGTCCTCTGTCCACACGAGCGCAGACATCAACAGTCAACGGACAAGGCGGCAACTTCCCTGTCGGTGAAGGATCAATCACTGATTCTCAAGCAACAGCAACAGAATCAGTACTGGGTAATGTCAAGCGTGCCGACATTGACTACAACTTGAGAATGGCTCCGCCCGTTCCCACCAACACTAATCCACTGGCCGCTGCAGGTCGCGTTAATAATTTACGCAATGGTCTTGCTGGGCAAAATAGACCACAGCCAAATCAAACAGGCACTACTGCACCATTGATACCGACACCGCCATTACGCAGACAATTTAGTCCCACAACTGGTGTACTAGGTGGCGGTTCGGGATCTGATCTACCAATATCAGCATAAGGATATTTTTATATGAGTACTGTGAACGCTATAAATCCCAATGTTGATTTATCTGCCAGAGTATTTGACACATTTGATGAGCCGCAGATACAACTGGATGCCAACGAGTACGACGCAGTCAGTAGTTTTTTTGAATCAATATTCACCGACCAAACTGCAGCTAGAAATTTAACACTGACATTTTTTACTATTGCAGAACAAACCAATACATCTGTGTTGACCTTGTTAGAGCAAGTTGCAGACCAGAATGCCATACAGCTCACAGCCACCATGGCCTATTATCTCAACGGTCTTCGCAGTCCCAGTACACTGCTGGGTGTCAACAGTCCAGTGACGCCAAACTTTTATACCGCACGAAATGTAGCAGCATGAGTAAATTTGCTCAAGGGTCCTACCTGCCAGTCAATAAACAAAAATACGCAGGAACACGAAATCCCAGATACAGATCAAGTTGGGAATTGGCGTTCATGACATTTTGCGACAACAACGATCACATACTGCAATGGGCAAGCGAATCAATATCCATACCTTATCGACATCCTCTCACAGGAAAAATGACCATGTATGTGCCGGATTTTCTAATCACCTACATGAACAAAAGCGGCCAACAGATTGCAGAATTGATAGAAATCAAGCCACGTAAACAAAGCGTGATCGAAGGAAAAATGACCGAAAAGGACCGCATGATTGTTGCTGTGAACTACGCCAAATGGGATTCTGCTCAAAGATGGGCACGCCGTAATGGATTGACATTCAGAGTTATCAACGAAGACAACATCTTTCATAACGGTAGAAGATAGTCGGTAAATACGGTATGACCCGTAAACTCGAATCCCTGTTTGATCTCCCGACATCCATGTCGGATGAGCTCACTGACCCAGTTACCCAACCACAAAACAATCTAGAAAGTTTGCCTGACACCTTGGCTGCACTTGACAAAATTGAATCAGCCTTGCCGGCGGTGAGAGGACTGGAATCATCTGATGCTGAAATGGACGAGTTGGCCAACATGGCAGTCAAAGAATTCAACAATTTACTTGATCTGGGAATGAATGTGGATAGCCGATATGCCAGTGAAATTTTTGGTGTTGCTAGCCAAATGTTGGGACATGCAATCACAGCCAAAACTGCCAAGGTAAACAAAAAATTACGCATGATTGATTTACAGTTAAAAAAAGCCAAGCTAGATCAAGACACCAACAAAGAAGCAGCACTGCCGGTTGGGCAAGGTACAGTGCTGGATCGCAACGAATTGTTGGCCAGTTTGTTAAAGCGCAATGAAACAGATACACCAAAAAAGTAATTGTGCTAAATATATCCATAGGACTATGACATGAAAACATTTGCACAATACCTGACAGAAAGTGAAAAAACCTTTGATTATCGTATCAAAATCTGCGGAGATGTTGGGGCTGACCTCTTAAAGATGTTTAAGGAAAAACTTAAAAAGTTTGAACCGGTAAAGATTTCAGAACCAAAAACTACGCCAGTGCAGGCCAAGCCTGTAGATTTCCCAGGACAGGTCAATCAACGAGTAACCATGATTGATGGCAATTTTAGATATCCAGCCACTCCGCCGCAGATACAACAAATGGCCGAGCTTTGCGGAATTTCTGCTGACAGCATTTGTATCAATGAATTGCACTGGGCTGAAGGGATGGATCAAGAGCTGTTGGGAATCGAAGATGAAAATTCTCCTTCATTGCTGGAAAAAGATTATCCAGCTAATTCAGCAGAGCAAAAGAAACTCAAGCAAGAATACGCTGACAGCAATCAGCAAATAGTAAAAAATTCAGCCGAAAAAGCCACTTGGACTGTGGCTGGTGGAAAGACTCCGCCTGCTGTCACAACAAATGATTTGCCACAGGGCGTTAAGAGTCCCATGTCAACAATAAAACGTCCACCACGTCCAGCCACTGGATTTAAATCTCAAGGAAACAAGTAATGGATATCTATCAAATAATGGCTCGTCTCGATGCTATCAGTTCAAAGAAAACACTGACAGAAAGTCAGGGTATGGCACAGCCAGTTGATGAAGGTCAAATGAAACGTAGTCTTGAGACTCGTGCTGAACAAATGAGCAAAGCAGCCTTTGTTGCCAACGCTGGTGAATACGGCATGAGCGACGAAGAAGCTGCAGAGTTTTGGACTGCAGTCAATGGCGAGGAAGAAGTTGACGAAGCACACGAAAAGCTACCTGTAGATCAGCTGGGCCTGGACAAATTCTCTCAAGCAGCATTGTCGGGCGGTCAGCGCAAGCGTGATGCTTTAGCCAACCCCAATCAGACTCGCATGTTGGCCAAGAAGTCAGCACAACAGCAACCTGTCAGAGAAGCCGGTGAAGCATTTGCCAAAGGCGATCGCGTGATGTACAACAACACATTTGCTACCGTTGTTGGTCAAGATGGAGATGCGTATATTGTCAAAGTTGACAAACAACCCAACACAATGAAGGTGCCGGCCACTGCAATTAAGAAGCCCAGCTACAACGAAGGTGCTGCCGAAGGCGATGATTCAGTATTGCCGTTATTGAAAAAGTTTATCTCTAAGAAATCTGATCCAGCTGACAGGCAGGATCTAATCAAAGTTTATAGAGCATTCCAACAAGGAATAACACAGGGATTTGAAACTCTCAGTAATCAATGGGGAACTAACCTTGATGCTGAATTTTATCACTTTGCAAAGCAGCAAGGTGTTGATCTGAATAGTATTGCAAGAAAACATGGAGTACTAAAAGATAGTGTTGCTGAATCCAAGAAAAGCAAACCAGACTTTCTGGACATGGACAAAGATGGCGACAAGAAAGAGCCAATGAAGAAAGCTGTCAAAGACAAGAACGATGCCAAAGGCTCTTTCCAGAAACAAATGGGTGGCAGCGCCAATGACCTCACAAAAGGACTCAGTGTCAAGTCTAAATCAGATAAAGACTTAGATGAAAGTGCATTGCAGGCCTACTTAGGCAAGAAAAAATACGGTCCTGAGGGCATGAAAGCTCTGCAGCAGGCCGGACGCGATGGTGCCGGTAAAGAAAAAATGGCCAAAATTCGTGCCAGACATGACAAGATGGACGAAGCTGAAATGGATGAAGGCAACAAATTTGCTCACAATGTGTTGAAGGCCAAGGCAGCCGGAATCAAGAAGGCCGACTTAGACGGCGACGGTGATATGGAAACTGTGCGTGAAATGTTTCCAGGCACACCCGAATACGAATTGCGCTTTGGCAAAGATGATGCATCCAGTGCGTTTGACAAGAAAAAAATCTCCACAGGTACAGTGTACTCACGCAAGCACCATGAAGAACCTGAAGCCGACGACGATGCACCACGTGCAGCAGGACGTCCCAAAGGTTCGAAACGTCGCCTTGGAGCCAAAGGTCCCGGCGTCGACAGCAAGTTGTTGAAAGGCAAAGGCGGACTCAAGGAAGGCGATATCGACATAGTTGATCGTGGTGAATACGATCGCGAAGGTGACATGGCTCTAAGTCAAGTACATCAAATTGCTGATGCTGCCCGCGAACTGCATGCTATTCTGGCATCCGACGACAATTTACCTGAATGGGTACAAAGCAAGATCACCAAGGCCTTGGACTATATTGACACAGCCAGAGATTACCTGGATGCTGAAAAAGAAATGGATCGCGAAGAATTACCTGAAATTGCTCCTATTGTTGGCGCTCTTGCCGGTCGTGCATTAGCTGGAGCAGCTGGCGCAGGCCGCGTGGGTCAAGCAGTTGGATCAATGGCCGGTCAAGGCATTGCTTCGGCTATGAGCAGCAACGACGAAGTTGCCGAAAAAGCACCTCCGGGAGCTAAAGCTGAACGCATGGTCAAGCACATCAAGAAAGGCTATGCCCAGGACGGTAAACTAAGCGATCGCGAAAAAGGCATTGCTTATGCCACTGCTTGGAAAGCCAAGAAAGCTGGTAAGGTAGAAGAATATGACACAAGCAATCGCAATACTAAAACCAAAAAAGAGCCAACACTTAATCTTCCCACGATGGCAAAACAGGTAGATACGAAATCGCACAGCCGTGAAGATGACCGCCCTATGTCATCTACTGCTAGTATCACTCGCAAACGTAGCTACATGGAAGAGCCCACAGACAAAAAAGATGTACCATTTGATGGACCTTATCGTAAAAAAGAAGATAACAAAGATCAATTTGGTAACAAGATCAAAAATGTTGCTCAACATGCTGCACGTAAAGGTCTAGCAGACATGACCACAGCAGCACTCAAAGCTGAACTCAAGCGTAGAAGTCAAG